TATGTTTGAGCGGCTTGAATTAATTGAGGATATGATTTTGAATCTGTATCGCCTGGATCTCCGATGTAATCATCTAAAGAAGTAAATCCTAATTGTGCAATAATATCTTCATCAATCATTGTTTGTGGAGAAAAATATACTCCTAGTTTTTTACTATCTAATGGAGCTTTATCATATTGACTACGTTCTGCTCTAGTTTTAACATCGAGTGTCCCAATTAATTCATTATCTTCTAATCGTATTTTATTATCATCATATGTACCAGCACCTAATGATACTGAATCATAATAATATGTTTCTTCAATTGAATCATATGGTGTATTATTTGTCCAAGATGCAAATGAAGCGGATATAGTTGAGATTGCTGGCTGAATTCCGTTTAGACTAGATGTTAAACTATGATTTATATTTTGGTTTAATGGTAATCTAAAAATTAATTCAGAATATGCATCAGTATTTCCATCATACGCACCTGGTGCTTTAGTATGATTATTCATAGCTGAATCTTGCAAACTCGAAGACCAAAAACGAAGTTCTTGAAGTTGACCAACTAATCTGCTAGCACCTGCTGAGGTACCACCTAAAGTTAATGTACCTGAATATGGTAGTGATGCTGTTGCTGATGCAGATACTGTTGCAACAATTTTTCCATATTTAGATTTTTTAGCAATTAAATCTAAGTTAGTTCCATTTTTACGTAATACAGTTGTTATCCAATCGCCGTTAAATAATTCAAAATCTCCAGAACTAGTACCATTGATTTGAATATTACCCATTGTTCCGCTACTAAAATCAATAGTAACTGCGTTAGAGCCAATTGTATATAAATTCATTGTATTTGGCAACGTCGGATGTTTTACTACATCAGCTGTTCGGAAACGCAATTCAATTGATTGTAATGATTGCGAATAATTAACCGTTACATTACCAGCAGAACTGCCACTCAAATCTAATGCATAATCAAAATTTAATTTTTCATAAATCGGAGCTCTATCAATTCTAGGTCCGCCATATTCATTGATACTAATTAATGATTGCGGGATTCCATAACATGATAATAATGCTTGAATACTTCGTTTTGTCCCTTTACTTTTAAGGAGCAATGGTAAGTTATTAACAATTCTACGCCAAATCGTATATGTAATATTTTGGCCTGGTACTGACGGATCTCCTACCGTATTCGATCCTGTTAATGGAATTCCTGTTTCATTAGTACCTAAAACATATTGCCATAAATCTTGATTTTGATTTCCATTAGTTAAAGTCCAACCAAATTGTTTTGCTACTGAATATAACAATTCATTTGGCATACCTAATTTAGGATTTTCTTCTCGCTTATTAACTTTAGTCATATGATTGATATATGTATAGAATATATCATAATGGTGACCTAACATGTTAATAAATGTATTTAAATTTTCATTTGATTGATCTAAACGAAGATACTCCGGAATAGAATAATATAATGCATTATAATTTAATTGATCATATAGTGACGCACTAGCATATAATGTATCATACCAATTTCTAAACTGCGAACTAGTTATAGAATACAATGCATATGGTACCGTAGAAGTTAATTTTGGTACCGGAGTAATATAACTTCCAGTAAGTTCAGAAACAGTAGCAGTTTCTTTAGGAATATCAAATGTTGTTAATTTTGAAGATGATTCATAATACATCCATTGTTCGAAATTATCAAATCCTCCGATCAACGTATTTTTTAAATTTAAATATTCTTGTTGATTTGCAGTAGCAACACTACCAGATAGTTGCGATACCGCAGAACTTTGTGATGTATATGATTCTAATAATTGTAATTTATATTTAAAATTTTCTAAACGTTCTGTTGCTGAACTATAAAAAATAAAATTATTAAAGTCCGAATAATCAATATTCAGTTTCATTCCAGAAAGACTTCCAGAAAAATATGTATTAACAATTTGTTGAGATGTTTGTGTTGATGAACCTAATAGTTCAGTCCATGTTTTTAAACCAGTATCTGTAGATGTATTATATGTAGCAGTTGCTTGCCAATTTGGATTTGCTAATTTATTAAATGTAAGATTAATAGATTCTGGCTGTAACGAAACTTTATCAACATATGGTAATTTTAATTCTTCAACTAACCAACATTTAAAATTAACATCAAATGTATTTGGTAATGGATCAATTAATTTAACATATACATATTCGCCAACTACGACACTATTGACATACTGAAACGTTTGGTTCCTACTAAAATTCAATAAATACGTTTTGAATTTTTTTGGCGTTTCGATCGTATTAACTATAGTTTCTTGGCTTCGAATGTTAGAAACTTGTTCGTATCGTATATCAACAGTAGATGTTTGATTTACATCTTCTATATAATCAGTTAATTGCGTTAAAAATTGTGGATTTTTTATATCAATTGCACGAAGACGTATTTCCGTTCTATCCGGAGAAATTTCATCAATTCGCAAATATTGCTGTTCGTAACTACCTATTAAATTTTTAAAAAAGTTAACAACAATACGTAATGAGCCAGCTGATATTTTTAAAGCATCAAATTCTTTACGTAAATCAATTGCAATTGGATTATATAAATCAATTTTTTGATTAGTAACTAAATTAGTATATTCTGGTATTTTTGTTATTTGTTGTACTTGATGAATACCTGATAACCAAGAATCGCCTGAATAAACATGCAATTCTATTCTATTAGTACCATTATTTTCTTTTATTTCATTTACAGGAATATATTTTCGTTCTCTAGGTGCAAATGATAACAAATCAAGTTGTTGTGTATTTAAACGCTGGGCAACTACTGCATTTGCTGCAGATGTAAGTTGTGTGATATTTTTATATTGCGTTAACATATATTATACTGCCTCAAATTTTACATACGTGCCATTAGCTAATATTGTATGATTTCTATCATCATCATCATCTTCTGCAAATGCTTTTATGAAAATTGTCGTATTAACTCCAAGATCTGAAATTTCTTCTGCAGTCAATGTTCGATTAATTAAAGTTCTATAAATGCCTTCTCTAGGAACTTTATTATTATTATTTACGCCAGATGGATAATTTATTAAATTGCCATCATCATTTTGAAAATAGCTAGTTGTTCCATCCTCTTGTTCATACCATAAAGCCAATGAAATACGTGAATTTGCGGTACCTCGCTTACTTTTATATTCCGAATTTATATCTGCCGTAATTTTCATACTACCACTTAAATCAATTAAATTTTGTGTTATAGTAAATGCATTTGTTGTAGTTTGCGGCTGACCTTCGATTACATTCGAAAAATCTAAAGTTGTCCATTCTTTGGTGACACGTAAATCGCTTTTAGGCTCATACTCAGCAGGAAGAACAGGATAAGTTTGAATAATTTCAGTAACTGTATTCTCTATTTGTAAATCTAAATCTAAGTCTAAGTCTAAATCTAAGTCTAATGTTTCGTCAACAATAGCAGTGCGAGCAGGAAATTTAAAATAATTAAATTGTGTATTTATTAATGGTAAAACTGATTCTGCTAATACATTTGTAGTTATAGCTTCAATAACCAATAATGAAGAAGTTGGTTGAATTAAAACATTGCCGCTTTGATCACGAGAAACTACTGCACTATTATTCGATATCGCAGTTATCCCTTGTTCTTCATAAAATGAATCTTGTCTTAATGAAACGCTATCTGTCATCTAACTACTTTAAAATAAATTTGGTCATCAATATATTGTTCCGTAAAGCCATCTACAATTTTAAGTTGTAAACGATAATAACGCTCAGGCATAAAACCATTCATATCAACGTAAATGTAATTGCTTGTACTATCACAACTCAATTTAGTATAAATATTATCGTACGGAATTATGACTTCATCTGTAGCTGCATCTAAAACAGAGTAATATGATGCTGATGGTAAGTATTTAACAGTTTCAATAGGAAATAAATTAGTTGGTGATTTTTGCGGATATTTATCTCGTGCATAAATACGTATTTTACTAATTTCTGTGTCTTTATATGACGGTTTAACGTTAGTGTATAATGAATATGACTCTAGATTAGCCGCGGCAAGCGAACCCGTCGTAAAAGCACTGTTATCCCAATACATCGTTATTCTAGGAACATATATAGTATGCGTATCTCTGCTAAAAAATCTAACATAACCAGAAACGCCAGTATTAGCTTCATCGGCATCTGAATATTGTATCAAGAAACCATAATTTGGTATTGTATTATTATTGCTACCACTCATCCATATTTTTATTTGATCAGTAACATTAATATTTAAATCGGTAGTTCTATAAGAAAATGATTCTGATGTTACTAATACTGGTGAAGTACTAGACCCAGAATAATAAAGATAATTTCCACCAGTACCCGAACCGGATATATATAAATCACTTGTACCTATTTCAATTTGTTGACTACCCGATATCCACGATGACGCAGATGCAGGTGTATTCCAACAAACGCCATCCGTCGTTGCTTCAGAAAGATAACCAGTGCCATTAACCCAATCTTGTCCTAACATCTTTAATGCAATTGTATAATCTGCAGGCAAATTCTTTGCTTCAGTTGTAAAAAGTTGCAATACAAATTTACAATCATTGACAGTTTGATTATATGTAGATAATGATGCTGAAATTTCAGACATATCAAATTTAACAATTGCACGAGATTTTAATAAAGTAGAACCATCGGTACCTAAACGTTTTCCAACTTCTAGTATTTCATCTAATCCAGTATTGTATGTTGGTAATGCTTCATACAATGTTGCATCTTTATTTGCATAAAATATTCTAAACATCATGTTCCTTAATAATTAACTACTCGACCTTTAATATCTTGATTTGGAAATTTTACTTCGAAAATACTAGGATCTAATGAAGGATAAATTACACCATTCTTTGTAGCAGATGATAAATCATAAACATTTCCAGAATATCCTAATGTAGTATCATATAAATTATTAAATGTAATATTAACTAAGTTTTGAACACCACGTACATTTGATATGATATTCATTACTTCAGTTTTAATTACAGGTTGATTTATTTGCCAACGATCTATATCAAAATATGTTTTTAATGCATTTATACAATTTAATAAAACTTCATTACTATTATAATTTGATAAAACTGAAATTTCAAATTGAACACCAATATTGATAATAAATGCATCTTTAATATTAATCGCGTCAGTTAATATTCTGTAATAATTAAGATATGTTTTTAAATTTTCTTTGATTGAATCATTTAATGCAATCAATTGTTTGTTTTCATTGAATCCTAAAACATACATATTAAGTGCTAATGGATTAGGCAAACGATTTTGCGTATAATCTTCTTGTATAATTTGATCATCAGGTACAACATATGCTTTTGATATACTACCGTATTTTGCCGGCATCGAATATGCACGTATAATATAGTCATCTCGAGTCACTGTACGATTTTGTGTCGCAAAATTAGCTAATGCATTATTTTTAATATCTTGTAATGTATCAGAATTTTTAGCACCAGCTGCTGGCACTGGGTTTGTTACTGCAACGGTATTTTTTACAAAATTAAATACTGGGATAGATGCAGTCGAATTAACATCTTCATCATAATTAATTTGTTGTATATTTGTAAGAACATTTGCTATAACATTATCAGCAATGCCATTACCAATAGTATATGTAACTGTTAATGTAGTATTTGATGGAGCTTGTCCGTATGTTCTTGTATATAAAAAATTAGATGGATCTATATCAACATCAACACTAGAACGAACTCCGGCAAGTCCATTTCCTACATTTGTAGGATTAGGAATGATTTCTTCATCATTATTATCCGAAATTCCAGCACCGAATTGTAATTCTAATAAATTATCACTACGCAATCTAGTAACAAAACGTTTAGCAGTACGTTTCATTTTTAATAAACTAGGTGATGATGAACGATATTGAAATAAATCCGGATCATTTTCTGCTAAATTAGGAATTGATTCGAAAATTGTATCTTG